ACAGTCGTAGTGGTTTACAGAGAGGAGTTCGATGGCACTCAAGAAACCTACCCATGAGGGATTTGATAACTGTCAGTAACAACGTAGTTATCCCAAGCGCGTACGCACTGACCATCAACGAATTCAAGAGTCTGAAAGGGCAGGAGCTGGGCGCTGTATACTTCTACACGGACCACCGTTCCCCCTACGCTGTGTATGAGGAAGAAGAAAGACAAACTAAAATAGGTAAGGATCTCAAGGTTAAGTTCACCCCAAAAGTGATGGGGGCAATAGATAAATATAAGGAACTATCAGAAACCTCAGCTATCAAGCTACTTAAATCTGCACGTAGTTCGGTAACTAAACTGGAGAGGTACTTTGCCACAATTAACTTGAATGTTCTAGATGACCACGGCAAACCAATCTACCACGCCAAAGACCTGATAGCCAACCTCGCAAACATGGGTAAGGTCGTGAACGGTCTGGAAGAACTGGAAGCCATAGTCAAGAAACACGAACAGAAAGACAACCCCAACAGAGGAGGAGTAATAACTAACAAATACTCACAATGAAGATAGCAATCGTAGGAGCATCAAACCGAGTCAAAAGAAAGGTTCAGAAGATGATAGCTGATATGGGGATCAAGTGTTCTCGCAAGCCTCTGCATGTCAGAGAACTGTCATCTAGTTACTACGATTGCGCCTTGTTGAGATCTAAGTCTGTCTTCGTCAATGCAACCATCAAGAAGGATATAGCACTAGGACAACTTGATCACATCAAGGACAAGAAGATACATGTGATATATATATGGAGCCCCACACGATACACAAGAGCTCTAATGTTGAATGATCAGGCCAAGCTAAACAAAGAGTACATAGGTATATCTGTAAGCGAAACAGAGCTAGATGCAGAGAGCAGTGTAGGGTGGAAAAAGATTAAGCAGTATGTTCAAGGACTCCAATAAATACTCACCTGCCGCTCAGCATTACCTAGACTTCGGATTCTACACTGATGCATTACCCGGCACACGAGAGTATTATGACTATTGGGATGAACAAAAAGAAAGATGCACGCAGGGGTATTTAGACATAACGGGGTATCACTATTTCTACCTAAACTTCTGCCCTATCGACCGAGTCGTAGACGAGTTCCTGGCAGATGGTACAAAGATCGCCCGAAGAGACAGAACATTTCCTGCCTTCTACGACGGAGACCACGAGTACTTCACTGCGGTAGACGAGTGCAGAAAAACAAACAAACATATGGTAGTGCTCAAGGCACGCCGTAAAGGTTTCTCATACAAAGCAGGGGCTATGCTAGCTAGGAATTACTTCCTGATGCGTAACTCCAAGAACTATGTATTCGCCTCGCAGAAAGAGTACCTCATAGGGGATGGATTGCTCAGCAAAGCTTGGGACTTCCTGTCATTCATAGACGACAACACGGCATGGACACAGCCACGTCTTCGTGACCGTGAAATGCACAAACAATCTGGGTACAAAAAGAACGTAAACGGGGCAGATGTCGAACTAGGTATGAAGTCACAAATCATAGGGGTATCACTGAAGGATAACCCAGACAAGGTCCGTGGTAAAGCAGGTGATCTGATTTTCTTTGAGGAGGCAGGTTCATTCGGAGGACTGCTGAAAGCCTGGGAAGTGGCTATGCCTACAATGCGTCAGGGCTCAAAGACACTGGGCACCATGATAGCATTCGGTACGGGTGGTGAAGAGGGCTCCGGGTTCGAGGGTATGGAGGAACTGTTCTACCACCCAGAGTCGTATGACTGCATGGCCTTTGACAACGAGTGGGATGCAGGAGCTATGGGAACCGTCTGCGGGTACTTTGTCCCAATCTACCAAAACCTAGACGGGTTCATAGATGAGAACGGGAACTCTATGATAGAAGAAGCCAAGAAACATGAAGAGATACAAAGGGAGAAGAAGAAGGGAGCTAATGACCCAAAGGCGCTTGACCAGTACGTCGCGGAGCACCCATTCACCCCTCAAGAAGCGACGCTACAAGTCACAGCAAATCTTTTTGATGTCAACAGTCTTAAAGAGCAGTATAACAAGGTTAAAGCTCATGGCCTACAGACTGAGGGGACAGCAGGAGTAATGTACTACGACAAAGACGGGAAGGCATCATTCCGACCGTCGGGAGATGTCCAACCAGTCTACAAGTTCCCACACAGAAAAGGGGATAAAACAGAAGGGGCGGTAGTGGTATACGAAGCACCATACCTAACGAACGAAAAAGAAGTGCCTCACAATTTGTATCTTATCTGCCATGACCCCTATGCTCAGTCAAAGTCTACGAGCAATGAATCGCTTGGGGCTGCATATGTCATCAAGAGACCAAACAATCTATCCAAGCCGGATGATATAATAGTAGCAAGCTATGTCGGGAGACCACAAACACAGGATGAGTACAACCGCAATCTATTTATGCTGGCGGAGTACTACAACGCAAAAATCGGGTTCGAGAACGACCGTGGAGAGCTCATTGCTTACGCGAAGAGATATCGCAAACTACATAAGCTACAAGAAGAATTTGAAATGCTGGACAAGCGAGAACTGCGATCCAGAAATGTAAGACGCCAGTACGGGATGCACATGACCGAGCAGCGGAAGCGGCAAGGAGAGTTGTACATCAGAGACTGGTTGGTGACACCAAGACACACAGATGAAGACGGTAACGTAACACTTAACTTGCATAAGATATACGATCCCGGACTTCTCCAAGAATTGATTAAATTTAACCACAGAGGAAACTTCGATAGGGTAATGGCTTTCATGGTGGGTATGTACCACACGCGAGAGTTATATAATAGAGAGGTAACCGAAATTCTATCCGATAGATCTACGGACGACTGGTTCGACCGTATTTATAAGTAATTTTAGCCAGATGTACGGTACCCATAAAATACCGCAACAGCGTATCCCGAGGTCAAAGAAGACGAAGAAGTGGGCAGAGGAATGCGTTGAAGCCTACATAGATATGTCTAAGTTTGGTCTGTCAGAGCGTCGCTCCAGACTGAAAGCCTTGTATGAATACTACAACGGTAACATCGATGACGATGACTACAAGTATGTGCTCAAGCCCTACGGGAAAACGAGAAGCAACTTCCCATCAAAGCTGCGCAACTACCCAATCATCAAGCCCATCATTGACCTGCTGCTGGGGGAGAAGTCCAAGAGACCTCTGAACTACAGCGTTATCATAGCCAATGCAGATGCAGTCACTCGCAAAGAAGAGGCTAAGAAGCAAGCATTGTTTACTCAGGTTCAGAAGATGTTCTTGAATGAACTGGCTAGAAACTCAGACCTTGTAGGCAACCCCGAAGAGATCCCACTCCCAGAAGAAATACTGGAGCAGTTCGAGCGTACATACGTAGACAACAGAGCCATCAAAGGACAGGCTGCGTTGAACTACATCATGCAGCATCAGGAGATATACGACAAGTTCCAGAAAGGGTTCTTCCACTACCTGGTGACGGGTGAGGTGTACTCGCACAAAGGCGTGCGTAATGCAGAACCATTCTACGAGATACTTAACCCTCTTGATATAGACTTCGATAAAGACCCAGACATTGAGTTCGTGGAGGACGGGGACTGGGCCATCATCAGAAAGTTTGTGCACGCATCAAGCGCAGTGGACATGTTCAGCCCGTATCTCACGCCTGAACAGGTGTTGCAGTTGGAGAACCCAAAGCAGCAGTCTACTGAGTCTTACTTGTTGTACAGATCAGAGGCTACAGGGTCAGATGACAACATCTATAGAAACAGACTTATCGAAGTAGTTACTGTATACTGGAAGTCACGCAAGCGCATTGGGTTCTTGTCTTACAAAGACAAAGTCACAGGAGTCATCGAAGAGATGCAGGTTGAGGACGGATTCCGTATCCCGCAAGAACTAAAAGAACAAGGAGCTAAGATTAAATACGAGTGGGTCAATGAGGTGTGGGAAGGCACGCGTATAGACGGGGACTTCTACATCAAGATGAACCCCATCTCCAACCAACGTACATCACTTGACAACCCATCACTCTGCAAACTACCAGTCAATGGACGAAAGTACTCAGACATCAACGCTGACAACATATCAATTGTATCACTGGGTGTCCCATTCCAGCTCAACTACAACATCTTTAAGTATAGAATGGAGTTGGCGATCGCAAGATCAAAAGACATCATAGCCCAGTTTGACATCAACATGATACCCAAGAAGTGGGACATGGATAAGTTCATGTACTTCGTAGAAGGTACAGGTATCGCGTGGGTAGATTACAACAAAGAAGGGATACAGCTGTCACCGCAGCACCAGTCTGTACTTGACATGTCTATCAAGACAATCGACCAGTATCTCAATCTTCTCGAGTCCATCATGCAGGAGTGGGAGAAGATATCAGGAGTCAACAGACAAAGACAAGGTGGTATCGGGCCGTACGAAGGCAAGGCTACATCACAGCAGGCAATCGTACAGTCATCGCATATCACCGAAGACATCTTCCGTAAGTATGCACGCTTTGAACAACGTGAGTTGCAAGGCTTGATCGATTACTCGAAAGAAGCCTGGCTCTCAGGTAAAAAGGCCATGTACGTTATGCCTGACATGACTACTGAAATGATCGACATCGACTCTATGCAACACATGGAGACAGAGTACGGCATCTTCGTGTCTGATGCAGGTAGAGACCAAGACAAGCTTGAACAAGCTAAGATGTTGTCTCAATCTATGATTCAGAACGGGGTACCAGCTTCTGCAGTACTTGACCTGTTCGATACTGAGAACTACGCAGGCATCAAGGATAAGATCAAGAAAGCTGAGAAAGCACAGAAAGAGTTGGAGCAACAACAACAGCAAGCTCAACAGCAAGCTCAAGTTGAACAGCAGAAGACTCAGCAGATGCAGATACAGCAGCAGGCTGTCGACAAAGAGAAGGACAGACAGTTGCAGATCGAGTTGGCGCTTATCAAAGCTGAAGCTTCAGACAATCAGGATAGGCTGAACATTGACATGGCCAAGATGCAGCAGAACTTTGAGATAAAGCAGAGAGAGCTAGATCTTAAGCAGCAAGCCCTTAACAAAGAGGGTGACCTAAGACCTGACGGAGAATGACAAACGCTGATCGTAGGAGATTGCTAGAGGAGTTTAGAGCATCCGGTATGGAGGGCTCTATACTTGACGTATACAAGGCCTACGCTCAGGGTACCGATTTGTTGGCTGAACATAGACAGCAACAAGAACAGGCTAAGCCGCTGGTTGCAGAAACGCCTGAACAACAGAAAGAAGGGCTGAGGCCCTACCACAAAGCCGGGGAGTTCAATCAAACTATGGTCTTCCCTGACGTCCCTCCTAATACCCCGTTCAATACGATAGGTATGAAAGCACCTATCAACATTAAGAAAGTAGATGAGCAGGGACATCTGATACAGTCATACGAGAATGTACCCCCCGGCATAACCAACTTGCCTACGGGACCAAATCACGGTACCGTGATAGAAACCCCAGCTACGTATCAAAAAGGGGGAGAAGTAAAAAAGATGCAGACTGGTGGGGCTAAGGACGATAATAAAGAGGAGAAGCAAAAAGTATCCTTGACGTGGTCAGAAAAACACAAGCTGGATAAGAATACAGTTCCAGGCACCAGAATCATGACGTTTGAAGACGGCACTCAAATGCCCGTCTTGTTAGGGACAGCAGAGGTAGTAGCAAAGAAAGACAGGAAAGGACTAGACTCTGTAGAAGACGCTGTTAAAAGAACGGGGTCAGGCATTGTAGGAGACTACGCCAAGACAGATAAGTCTAAGCGGGAAAAGTTTGAGTCTGGGGTAAGAGAAGACATCAATACTGCAGGCAACAACATGATAAACGTAGCTACAGATGCAATGTCATGGCCGGGTAGAGTTACTACAGGCGCACTCCTCAATGCTGCTACAGGAAAGAAAATAAATACAAACCCGTTTGCCTACACAGATGCAGCCAGAGGTATAAAACAAGACAACTACTCCCCATCTACAACACTAGGCCTAACTGGGGCTAAAGCAGTAGCAGCAGATATAGCATTTGATCCTGCAGGTGCATTTATGACGGGAAAGGGTGCCCTAGGACTGTTTAGAGCCCCCGCTAGATTTGGGTTGACCTACTCTAAAGTTCCTTTTGGGTACGGTAAAAAGTCTCTGGGCCCAAAAGAAACTTTGCAAAGTGTATTCAGCAAGAAGAAACAAGTAGAAAACATATTCCGGGCACACAGGGGCAGGGGCATAAATCCGATTGTGCCGTATGATAGAATACCAAAAAATCAACGAGATCAAATTGAAAACAGAATTGATGCAGTTCGGTTAAGTCTTGGAAAAGAACAACGGTATGGTTCATACAAACCTTCCGGAGTCAGCGGACGAGAGGTTAAGCTAAGAGACCCTGACCAACTTGACTTTGCAGCGTCCAATGTAGGAGACATTCAGATACCCAAAGCTGTAAAGAAAGATTTGATTGCACGAGGAAAATGGACAGCACCTCTCTCAGATGAATGGAAACATGGACCTAAGATACCATTCGGGGAACACCTGGCAGCTGGTAAAGCAAGTCTTAAAGGAAATAAAGGTGTATCTGTAGGATACACTGATGACCTATATGGTGTGATGGGTGGATACAGAATAGAGACAACCCCAATGAATAAGGGTATGAGAGTAGATATGGTTGATGACTGGGATCTCCAACCGTTTCAACAAGGAACAACCTCTCCACTCTTGGACAGACTTCCTGATAGAGCTAAAAGAGCAATAAACAAACTCCCAGAACGGGCAAAAGATAAACTCTTCAATACTGAGGTATTTGAAACGCTGGGCGGAAAGCCTATAAGAATACGACAAAGCTTTGATGTACACGCTGATCAAGGAAGGCTAAACATTTCACTCCCCGGCAGCTCTGAACCTTTGATATCTAGAGCAGGAGCATCACGAGGACCCCAACCAATTAACTTAGATAAAGCCGCTCCAGGCTACATATCTTTTGAAGATATGAAAGCTTACGAGTTTGGACTTAACTCGCTCAAGTCACTACGTAGAAGAGGAGGAATGATAGATAGACGAAAGAAGCGCAGAAAGCGCAAGTGATATATAATAATAGCAACTGTATAAAATAATTTTACAGAAATACAAACCAAACCCATTAATATTTTTGCGTAATGTCAGACCCAAACAACAAACTAGACTTTAGCGCCATTACCTTCGACAGTGTCGTTGGAGAAGGCGCACCAGGACTGGAAACAGTCGAACAGGAGCCTCAAGACGTTGAGGAATACTACGACGATGATGACATCATCGACGAAGACCCTAGAGAATATGGAGACGAAGACTTCGAAGACTATGTCGATGAGGACGACGACTACGATGACGATGACGACACCGTAGAAGACGACTACGACGACGAAGATGATGAGGAAGATGACGACGAAGAGTTTGAAGACGAACTCACCGAAGACGAATACGACGATCTCCCCATCGCAGATAAGATCTCTGATATTCTCGGATTTGAATTAGAAAATGAGTATGCCGATACTGTAGAGGGGCTCACCAGCTTTGTCAGAGATATGTCTGAAGAAGTTGCAGAAGCACAGCTGCAAGATCTGTTTGACCAGTACCCAGAGATACAAGCTCACCTCGACTTTGTGTTGGCTGGCGGAGACCCACAGGAGTTCTACGCTGCAAACAACCCACAGTCAGACTACAGCCGTATCGAGCTTAGGGAACAGGATGTGACTCTCCAACGCGCTATGCTTGGTGAGTACTACAAAGCAATGGGCCACCAAGATGAGTTTATCCTCGAGATGCTCAACGATTTCGAAGAAGGTGGTAAGCTGTACAACAAAGCATTGATAGCACAAGGAGAACTTACTGCAATGCAAGAGCAGCAGAGAGAAGCTTTGTACCAAGAGCAACTTGAGGCGCAAGCGTACGAAGAGCAGGTGCAAGAAAACTTCTGGGGCGATGTAGCAGACTACATCTCAGAAGACAATGAGTTTGCAGGTATAGTGATCCCAGACTCAGATAAGCAAGACTTCTTCGATTACATCTC